CGACAGCGAGTTAAAGCGCGGGGACAAGCCCGTGAACGCTTCAGGGGTCACCCCCTCGTTGCCGTAGAACACCGTGCTCGCCATCACCTGCGACATACCTTCGATGTGCGCGCTGTCCTCCGACATGCGGAACGCCGCGGTGTTGCCGTTCAGGTCGGCCAAGGCCTTGTCGATCTCGGCGTACGCCTCCAACATGCCGCAGTTATCCGTGACCTGCGCGGTCGTGGAGCGGGCCGGCTGGACGCCGCCGTACATACGCCGGAAGGTAGCCAGCGGGATGCCGGTACGTATCGTGGTTCGGTTCCCCGTAGGCAGGTTGCCCTCAATCGCTGTCATGTCCGTGACGATTTCGTTGGTGGCCTCTAACAGCTCCACGATAGTATCGATCTTGCCGTCGGGGTCCAGACGCTTTGCAACGTCGGCCATAGTCGGGTTAGTAACGGAGAGAAGTGCCATGGTTTATTCCTTCAGTTCATCAACGGAAAAAGTGTTTGCGCAGCAGTGCGGGTAGGTGCAGCGCCGGGCGAGCCCTGCACTAACACGTCCTCGCTGATAGCTCGCCCAGCGTTAACAAAAAACTTCACTACTGCCGGGTGATTACCAAGCCCGTACGCATCCAGCACCTCGATAAGCTCCGGCGTACCAAAAGCGTCGCGCGCTTTGTACGCGGTTGCTAAGCTAGCGCTCAGCTTGTCGCCCCCGATGTCGGGGTCTTTCTTAACCGCCTCGGCCCAGGCAGCCACTTCGGCGGCGTGCGCGTCGTATTGCGCCTGCACGCGGCCTGCGTACAAGTCCAGAAAACCTTGCAACGTTTCGGGCGCCAAGGCAGCCTTAGATGCATATTCTTTGAGGGCGGCCAGGCCTTCCTCGTCAATAGGCACGCCCTCATTAAGTTCTAGCTTAAGGTCCGCGTATGCCGCCAGAGGATCACCTTCAACCCCTTCGGGCTTACTGCCAGCTTCCTCCGCATCAACCGCTGCGGGGGCGGGTTCGCCTTTGGCCTCCACCGCGTTTGCGGGTTCGACGACTTCCCCAGGCGCTGACTCTTCAATACCGGCATCAGACATTAATTGTGTTCTCCGTAAGCATTGCTGCATAGCTATGCGGCATGTGGTTGACGATCAACGCCAACAGTTCAAGCCCAACCGCCCGGCGCCCTTCGCGAAATAAGGTCTCATGTATGTCGCCGGTGTACGACAGGCGGAACACACCCGCGCTTTCCAGCAACCGCCACAATATACGGCGTCCGTGCGCGGTCCCAACAAGAGCTGCCACCGCATCCAAATCCAGGGCTTGCTCTCTAGTCAGCTCCGGTGGCGCTTCGCGGCCTTCCAGGGCTTCCCCGTCTATATTGTGCATACCTTATCTCTATTTTTTGCGTTATGTAAACAGCACCGTAGCGCGTGTGCGTTACGAACCCATCGCCTCCTGTACCGCGGCCATGGCTTTCTGCGCTTGCGCCACGTCTGTTTCCCCCAGCGTCTTGGCCGCTTCGGCCGCCACGGGGATCGTGGCCGCTTGCTGCTGCGCGGCCGCATCTTGTTGCCGTTGTGCGCGCAGGGCCGCGGTGTCGTCGTCCGAGCGGATTACCTTCGGGCTGATAGCGTACATATCACCGTACTCGTCTACCACCTGGTCGAAGTCTATCTTATCCAGCACATCGGGGTTCAGGGCCGCCAAATTGGTAGTCACCTGCAACAGTTTGTCCAGCGACCTGGAGCCCACCGCCTTTTGCGCTTGCGCGAGGATCGAGATAAACTCAACGTCCAGATTTACCCCTTCAAGCTCTGGTGGTGGTTGGGGGACTATCTTGGCCCGCACCATAGCGTCGAACGTGATGTCGATAAGCGGAGACAACAGCTCGTTATGCACCCTCTCCAGCACGGGGCCGAGCTGTAACAGTTTCTCTTCGTGCCGCTCGGCTATCTCGGTTGCCGTAATGTTGTTGCGTGTGTCAGACGCTATCATCAAGAACAAATCTTTGAAAAACGCAGCGTCGATGCGCGAGCGCACGTCCTGTATGTCCGCCAGCAGAAAGTCCAGGCGCAGGTTGGCTTCATAGGCCGAGCGTATACCTCCCTGCTCCGAGGTCGAGTCTATGTACATGATGCCGCCAGGGAGACGTGAGGACATGGCCGACTTGTACGACAACGGCACTTGCAGCGGCGGGTCTACGGAGTAGTCTATGGCTTGCCCCTTGCGCAGTTGCTGGTGCTGTAGCTGCTTCACATCGCCCAGGGCGTCCATACCGGGGGACTCCCCATACACATCGTTACCGCGCACTACCCAACGCGGCGCCAGCACGCGCAAGCTGTTGTAGCCCCCCTCTCGAAGGCACTGGCCGCTCTTGCCGGCGTCGTTGCGGCTTGGCTCGAAGTACACAGAACAGTACGGCATGTTCTGGCTGTTGAGTTTGCTAACGTCCCGGTGCTCGCGCTTGCGCACAATGTGCACAACGTCTACCGCCGCTAGCAAGTTATTGTTCTTGTACAGGTTCTTGACCGTTGGCGACACTCGGTCCAAACCAAACTTGCGCACTACTTGCTCCACCGTCATTTCAAACTCGCGGAGCATACCGTCAACGTTGCGGTTGTCGTCGGTGGTAAGACAATACTCCCCCACCAGGAGCGGAGTGTGGTGAATGACGTTCTCGAAGTTATCCTCCACGAAGCTAACCCCCGTGCCGAACAGGCCCAGCTCTTCGTACAGCGTGTGCAGCGTGCGGTAGGTGTTACTGCCCGAAAAGATGCGCCGCATCAGCGCCTCAACCTCGTCGAGCCATACCCGGACTGGGCCTTCCTCCGCCTGCGCCCGATCTGGCGTCCCCAGGCGAAACCACGGGCGAGACGGCGACGTTACGCCGGACATAAGACCCGCAGCGAGGGTGCGCAGCGCCCTAGTGCCCGTGTTGTCGATGATGTTCTGGTGCTTTTTAGAGCCTTTGTTGCGCTCACTGGCGGTGAAGCGGGTGGCCCGTGGTTGTAGGAACTGGCCCAGCTCGCGCCAGTGCGTGTCCCACGAGCTACGCTCGTTCTTCGCCTGCGCGAGCAGACGAAGATGAAACTGCGTACGGCTTTTAGGGTCCGCGTCGTACGCGCCACCAGTTACGATAGGCATGGTGTGGTGTTAGCCCCCGCCGCCGAGCAACGAAGCGCCGCCGGTGGTAATGCCCTGGTTAGCGTTTGGCGTCAAAAACGACGGAAGGGCCGCGCCCGGCCCGCGGCGCTTACGCCGGTTTGACCATACCGCGTTGGTGCTTTCAGCGGTCTGCGCTTGCAAATACTCCGCCGATCCTACGGTAGCCGCGGCGGGCTGGGCTGGCTGCAATGCCTGTGCTGGCTGCTCCTGGGCCTTCGCTTTTTTCTGCGAGAGGCCAAGGCCAACGCTAGCGCCGACAGCAGCCCCCGTAGGGCCGCCGATCAGAAACCCGGCAGCCGCGGGGACGGCCACCGTAGCGATTTTTTTAGCGGCTTTGAAAAGTTTTTTAGGCGATTTGCACATATGTTTCAGTCCTGTGTGGGGTCCTCGCGCACTCCGTGTTACAACAAGACATCCGCGAGCAGCGGCGTCCGTCGGCGGCTCATGGCGGCAGTAATCCATCTATGTTCGGCACTGTGTTCGCCTTGAATTGTGCATCACTGGAGTAAACCCCGACGGTGCCGTAGGTGTAATTCGGCGCGTCCAACCCACGCCCGGGGTTATCTAGCGGCGCCGTCGCGAACAATTTCCAATCGCCGGTTATCCGATTTAATCGCCCCGTACATACGGCGGGAACGTAGGACGGCGGGTTGGCCTGTACGTTGTACCCGACAAATGGGTACCAGTCCACGCCGGCCCACAGAGCCCATTGCGCCAAACCAACATCCGGCCCGGTGAGGCGCGCCGCCATAATCACGATTAAATTGTCTATTTGTGTCGCATCAATGCCTTGAAAACCGCCACCACCGTGCATAGTGTCGCTTGAGGGCTGCGCAATCAGTGGATAGACTACGGATGTGTACCCAGGCACTGTCCCTGGCGTCCCGTTAATAGTACTGATATAAAATTGCGCGTTCGAGTTATAGCGAGCGGCCCAACCCGATTTGCCTTTGTACAGCACACTGTAGTTGTTCGTCCCCTTGGCCCGGGTGAGCAGCATCATTGTCCCGATTTCTAGGCTCGCGGTATTCGCGGCGTTCCCCTGTAGCGGGAGCAGATTCCACCACGGCGAAATCCCTGTCCAGGGGTCTGCGTCTTTGTACTGCGCCGGGCCGTTCCAGTATGTGGGCGTGTTGGTGCCCCTGGCCACCAGGCCCATCTGCACGCCCGCATATTGCGCGCGCTGGTAGCCGAGCTGCACGCCATCGTTCGGCGCCTGCATGCCATTGATAACTGCCTGTTTGATCATCTCGCCGGACGTATTCGGAGCGGGAGGAACTATCGGCTGCGCAGGGCCAATTGCAAATATCATAACTGATATCGCAGTTGACGACTGCATGGTAAAAGAGGTGGTGGTTAACTCGCCGCCCGCCAAAAAAGAGCCTTTCGCAACGGCAAACCCACCGCCGACTCCCAGCGTGGAACCGCTGTCGAAAACCTCCGAAAACGAGGAGAGGACCGACGACGGGGTGTAGGTGTCAAATTGCGGGGCGGCAGTGCTTATCCCGTGCGCATTAGCATAGACGACCAGCGCATTTTTCGGGATCGTTGCCGCTCCGTAGCCGACCCAATGTTCGCTGGCAGCGGCGCTTACATAGTTGCTAAAATGGACGTAGGGATCGATTGCAGTTGCGCCCCCGGTTATTTTTAGGACGACAGCGCACATGTGATTGCCGGGGTCAACAAATGTGACGCTGGCCGGCGTATTCGCGACCGTCACCTGTTTCCTAAAATTGCTCATCCGGAACGCACCGGCGGCACCGGCGGTACCGCTACCGACGCCGGGTGACGCTACCCACCCCGATGGGGTCGCCGGAACTTGATTGGCTGTCTGAACTAGGACAATAACCAGGTCGCCGACGGCTAGTGACGGCAGCGTGATGACAAGATCGCCCGTTGATTCGAGTAATGAACCGACGAACGCCAACACCGGTACCCCCCCAACTCCGTTGTCGGTGACCGTGACGGTGGTTGTTCCGCTCCCCGTAATACCCGTAACGCCAGCGACGGCAACGGTGAATGTCTCGTCGCCCTCGATAGCAGCATCTTCGGCAAAGACGATCCTCACTGGCAGGTCAACAGCACCGGCGGGTAGCGTGATCGTGTCCCCCGAGGTAATCGGCGTCCAGACGCCCGCGATTTTAACGTCCAGCGACGTGATGTCGGCGGCAACTGTTGTGACGTGGGTAAGCGTCACCGTAGCCGTGGCGGTGCCCCCGGTCGCCGAGGAAAACGTAACCGTGTAGGTGGCGAAACTGCCTTCCGCTCCAGCCGCTGTGGCCGGCGCTGATAGGGTTGGAACTGGCGGTAGTGGGCGCGCGGAAATATAAGCCCCGAGAACCTGTAGCGCTGCCTCTACCGTGTCGGTGTTGTAGTAATTGCCCGCATCGGTTAGCGTAACCTTTCCGGCGGCAAAAGACTTGAGGAAACTAGCGATCCTACCCATGCATTGTTACCCGCTGAATACGTGGCGGTAAAAGACTAATCTATGCTATCTTTTGTGCGTACGGCTGTCAAGACGGAATTTTTATCTGTAGGCCGCTAAAATTGGCGGGAATAAACCTATAGCGCACAACGAGTTGCGTTTAAAAGCCCAAACGCCCCAAAAGGTTCCTAACAACGCTCACGTTCTTGGTGGGTACAACATCGGCTCCCGCCGGTTCTTCCGTGACCGATTCTAAAGACGTAATGAAGTCTGCTTTTGCTGCTGGCGCTGTCTCTATAGCCGGTAGCTTAATACCGAGGCCCAGTGCCTTGGTTATCAGCGCTTCGATCTCTGCAAGCTCCGCATCACGCTGAGC